AGATGAAGGAGATGTATAAGTGGATTTTCTAAAAGACATTGCAAAGACAGCAGGGAATGAATACGCAGCACTAGTTTCAGAAGGTGTAGAGGCAGGAGATGTTGATTCGTTTATTGATACTGGTTCTTATATCTTTAACGCACTATTGTCTGGTAGTATCTATGGTGGACTTGCTGCGAATAAGATTACAGCCGTTGCTGGTGAATCTGCCACAGGTAAGACATTCTTTGTCATGGGAATGGTAAAGAGTTTTCTTGATGCAAACCCAGATGCTGGAGTGTTATACTTTGAAAGTGAGTCTGCAATCACCAAACAGATGGTTGTGGATCGTGGTATCGACCCCTCTCGCATGGTTATCCTACCAGTAACAACTGTGCAAGAGTTCAGAACCCAAGCGATTAAAGTGTTGGACTCCTATCTGACCCAGAACGAAGCCGACCGTAAACCTCTGATGATGTGTCTTGATTCTCTTGGTATGTTGTCAACTACCAAAGAGGTAGAGGATACAGCGGAAGGTAAAGAGACAAGAGACATGACAAGAGCCCAAGTTCTCAAAGCGGCGTTCAGAGTATTGACACTAAAACTTGGTAAGGCGAAAGTGCCGATGGTGGTGACGAACCATACCTATGATGTGGTCGGGTCGATGTTCCCTACGAAAGAGATGGGAGGCGGGTCAGGTCTAAAGTATGCTGCAAGTAGTATCGTATATCTCTCTAAGAAGAAAGAGAAGGATGGTACTGAAGTGATCGGTAATATCGTTCACTGTAAGAATGCTAAGAGTCGATTGACGATTGAAAACAAAATGGTTGATGTACGTCTAACCTATAGTAAAGGTTTGGATCGTTACTATGGACTACTAGACTTGGCGTTGAAGTATGATATCTTTAAGTCTGTATCTACTCGTGTCGAATTGCCTGATGGTACTAAGACGTTTGGTAAAACAATTAACAACAATCCAGAAAAGTTCTTTACGGAAGAAGTCATGGCTCAATTGGATGAAGTCGCAAGTAAAGAATTCAAGTATGGAAATCACAAAGAAGAAGAAGTGGAACTAGAAGATGACAACACCGAAGCAGAAGTTTGATAAACTATGGATGCTTAAAGAAGAGATTGAATATGCAGAAAGTCAATTGCAGCCGCATGACACTGGACATATCAATACTGCAATTGGATGGATGAATAGTCGATTGAAAACTCTCAAGACTGAGTTGGAGAATGAACTAGATGAAGCCTCTACTCAATAGAAAAGAAGAATGCCTCACGATACTCATGGAAGAGTGTGGTGAGGTTATTCAAGAAGCATCTAAGATTATGAGGTTTGGTAATGACACATCCAAACTCACTAAGGAACTAGGTGATCTACAGTTTATGATTAACCTTACAGCGAATCACCTTGGTATTGATTCGGTGTCAATTGGTGTTTACGCCAATGAGAAACGTGAAAAACTTAAAAAATATTCTGACTTAATTGATAAGTGATTGATTCTATTAAGAATCTTTTTTTCATTTTTCGCTATTTTTCTCTTGACTTTGTTCTCATAACATCGTATAGTATATGTATAGTTAAGAGAAAGAGAGTTGTTATGAATACACGGTTTGAAAAAGAGATGTTCACTTGGGATGGTATGTATCTCATGTACAAAGGTGATTTCGCTGGTGCCCAGATGATGATGGATGTTCATCCGAATGCCCATCCTAGTTGGGAAGGTAAGTTGAAGCCTGCGTTTGTCGCTCGGTTCAAGTATCGTAAACCTTACAAGACTTGGATTAACTTTCTAGTCAAGAACGCTACTGTTGAACAATACATGGCCCTTGCAAAAGAAACTAGTCCGCTTGATGCAATGAAAAAACTTGGTTACAAAGGAGCTGCATAATGGATTACTTGACACAAATTCAAAATGAGTATGTCTACTTTACAGATATGTTGAAGTCTCTAGAGAAGATTAAAAAGAAAACGCCAGGCAATGGTTTCGCAAAAATGAAGTGTAGGGAACGGATTGCAGAACTAGAAGCAATCTTTGATGAGATTGATTACGCAGCACAGGTGACTTATGACTAAGATGAATATCGAACAGTACTTTGCAGAATGTCTACAGATGGATTGGTTCTACGATTACTCTGATGACCATTCTGTATGGACTCGTGGTATGGAACGTCAGAGCGAATTGCGACAGATGGCTGAAGGTAGTCCGATTCTTGAAAAGATTTTTAGTGATTTTCGATATCGCTATACTCGTGGTGAGATTGAACGTCCACAACTCACTGATTATATTGAAGAAATAAATTGAAAAAAGTACTTGACATTTGCTGTGGATTTGTTATAATAACAGTATAGTCAATAAGAGAGGAATGAATATGAAAAAGATTTTATTTGCGACAATGATGTTTGCTACTACTATTGGTAATGCAAATGCATTTGAGTTTCAAACAAACAACGATACATTCGTAACAGCTATAATTAATCAGATTGTTACTCAACAAGTGGAACAGACTTTTGGTTCGCAGTCTACCTCACAAGTTGGTGATGGTAAACACGTTATCATTAGAACCCAAGATGTTATTAAAACTGGTAAAGTTTCAAGGTGTTGGACAAGTACTATCTACAATAGTCAAGGTACTCCAATGCCACAAGTTGTTTGTTACTAAGAGGTTACAATGTTTGAAGGTGTAAAAGAATACAAAGTTTCCGACTATCTGATGTTTGATGATAGTCTGAAAGGAAGTGAGTACGGTGGTGAAATTGATTTTGATAATGGATACGGACTATCTATTGTAAAGCATAAGAGTTCTTATGGCGGTACAAAGGGTCTGTTTGAAATCATGTTGACTAGGAATGGCAATCCGTATTCACTTCCACCCTTTACAGAAGATGGGGATACCGTAAAAGGTTTCCTCACAAAAGAAGAAGTCGATAGTATTATTAGTGATGTAGAACTACTTCCGGCTACAGTTTAAATCAATCTCCTCTCTGACTACTGACCCCTTTACGGTATAAATACTGTAAAGGGGTTTTCTTTATGTCAAATACATTATCATATTTTATGGGTCGAGATGGTTTTACTTGGTTCATTGGCGTTTGTGAGGATAGAGATGATCCAAAAGCATTAGGACGTATTCGTGTTCGTTGTTTTGGATATCATACAGATGACTTGCAAAAGATACCAACACAAGATTTGCCTTGGGCTCATGTTATGCTTCCGCCGACTGCACAAGTTGGTGCATTCCATAACATCAAACCAAGCGATTGGGTATTCGGTTTCTTTCGTGATCCAGACTATCTGCAAGAACCTGTTGTCATGGGTGTCATGCCAGGCATTCCAGCCGCAGCCGCAGATCCATCAAAAGGATTCAATGATCCCAATTCACCAGATGCACCAGAACCCCAAGCAGAAAAATATAAAAAAGATCCAGACTTCGGCCCATACCCTACAAGAGATGGTAAGGCAGATACTTCACGTTTAACTTCTGGTTTACTAGAAGCACATCCAGAGATAGCGGAACGTGATGAAGCATTCACTAGTGAAGTTCCTATCGCAAACGAGAAAATGATTCTTCAGAATGCAGATGACAAAATGTCTATTACATCTAATCCGCCTGTAGATACTGCTGCGAACTGGACGGATAAACTAGCAACTAATATAGACTTCACTGCAACCTCATGGAAAGAACCAATTACTACGGACGATTCGATTCGTGGTAAGGATGCAGCTGGAAAGAATCCAGAGACACAAGAAGATAGAGTTCCCCCATATAAAAGACGGAACACGGAGTATCCGTACAATCATGTTCTTGAAACAGAAAGTGGACATATCAAAGAATATGATGATACACCTTTTGCAGAACGTATCTATGAGAAACATAGAAGCGGAACATACTACGAGATTGACTCTGACGGAAACAAAGTCACTCGTGTTGTAGGACAGAACTATGAGATTATCGCAGGCTCCAACTTTGTAAATGTAAAGGGAGATGTGAACCTAACGATTGATGGTAATGCAAAGACATACATCAAAGGAGATTGGAATATTCAAGTGGATGGTAATAAGAAAGAAGTAGTAAAGGGTGACGTATCGGAAGAGTATGGTTCAAATGCTATAGCAGCATTCCACTCTACTACGGTAACAGGATTTAGAACCAAGACTATTCTTGGACTTGAGAATGAAAACGTGGTTGGTGTTGTCGCTCATGTGTATGGTGGACTTAAAACGGAAACTGTTGGTGGTAACTCTACGTTGGGTATCACTGGTAACTATGACGTTGATGCTTCAAGGATTGATCTAAACTAATGAAGGGCGAATTTGATATTACAATTGATGGTGTTGTTCATAGGTATACAAATTATAACGATATACCTATGGTATTTGATAACCTCATAAGATTTGAACCAGAAGTTATTCCAGAACCACATACAGAAGAACAACATGAGATAATGGAATCTTACAACGATAAATTAAAAGAACTAATGCAAAGGGAGACACGATAATGCCAGCAGCAACTAGAGTTGGTGACGCAGATGTTCCTCACTGTTCTGGAATGGTCAGAGCAGTAGGGAGTGGTAACGTATTTGTAAACGGAATACCTTGGAGTAGACAGGGAGATGTAAATACAGGTCATCTTTTACCGCCTGCACCTTGTCCAGGCCATTCTGCTCCTATTGCGTCTGGTTCTTCAACAGTATTTGTAAACAATAAAGGAGCCGGAAGAATTGGTGACGGTATTAGTGGTTGCACTTCTGTGGCTGCTGGTTCATCAAATGTTTTCGCTGGAGGATAACAATGTATGAGTATAGATGTAAGGTAGTTCATATCGTAGACGGTGACACCGTTGATGTGGATATCGACTTGGGGTTTGGTGTATGGATGAAGAAACAAAGAATTCGTATGTACGGTATCGACACACCAGAATCACGCACCAGAGATTTAGAAGAAAAGAAGTATGGATTGGCTGCAAAGAAGTTCATCACAGATATGTTAGATGACGATGGTGGAATTGTTCTCAAAACATATAAGGATGCAGAAGGAAAGTTCGGCCGCATTCTTGGGGAACTATGGAGAACCACAGACTATGCTGACAAATCAATCAATGACTATATGATTGAGAAACGTCATGCTGTTCCATATCATGGTCAATCAAAAGAAGAAATTCAAGAGCAACATATCAAGAATAGAGAGTTCCACAATCTATAAGTTTCGTTATAAATAGATTGAGGAGATATTAAATGGCAGCAAACCCTACAGCATTTAGAGATGCAGAATCAACTAATGATTCAGATAGAAATGCTCAGATATATAAAGATATAAATCTGAACTTCTCTAAACATCCTATCACTGGCGATATTAGTAAACTTACTAATGTTGAGGCTGTCAAGCGCAGTGTTCGTAATCTTGTGAACACAAATTTCTATGAGCGTCCATTCCATCCAGAGATTGGTTCTGATGTAAGATCAATTCTTTTTGAACCAGTATCTCCATTGATTGCAGATGTTCTTAAAAGATATGTTGAGGATGTTATTAATAACTTTGAACCAAGGGCAGAACTGATTAGTGTTATTGTAAGCCCAGACATTGATAGAAACGCTTATGGGGTAACGATAGAGTTCTATCTTGTAAACTCACCTAGTGGGTTGCAGAGTGTAAACTTATTTTTAGAGAGACTAAGATAAATGGCAACAAAATTACAAGTCACTGAGTTGGACTTTGATGATATCAAAACCAACCTAAAGACATACATGAAAAATCAGACAGAGTTTTCAGATTACAACTTTGAAGGTTCTGGACTTTCCACACTTATTGATTTACTCGCATACAATACTCACTACTTGGGTATGAATGCAAACATGGCAATCAACGAAGCGTTTCTTGATACTGCAACTCTTAGGTCTTCAGTAGTCTCTCATGCAAAGACTTTAGGTTACACTCCTCGTTCTGCTCGTGCTCCAGTTGCTTACATTGATATTCTTGTCAACGATACAAATACTCTTGGTAGTGTTACTCTTCCAAAGGGAACAAAGTTCACAACACAAATTAGTGATACGACATATGGATTTATTGTCAATGAAGATATCACAACAACTAAAACAAATGACATTGTAAGATTTCAAAATGTTCCTATCTATGAGGGAACTCTTGTCACAGCAAAGTATACGGTAGATAATTCTGATTTAGAAAAAAGATTTCTGGTTACTGATAATCGTGCCGATACGACAACACTAAAAGTATCTGTTCAAAATTCTGCTGCTGATTTGACAACAACTATCTATACACTTGCAACTGATATATCACAAGTTACTGCAACATCTAATGTGTATTTCTTGCAAGAGATTGAAGATGGAAAGTTTGAAGTTTACTTTGGTGATGATGTTGTAGGAAAGAAACCAACTGATGGCAATATTATTATATTAGAATATATCGTAACAAACAAAGGTGCAGCCAATGGTGCAAAAACATTTAGTGGTACTGCATTCAGTGGAATTACAGATTATAATATAACAACAACATCAATTGCTGGAGGTGGTGCAGAACCAGAAACTATTCAGTCAATTAAATATAATGCTCCCTTAGATTATTCATCTCAAGGTAGAGCTGTTACAACTGAAGATTATAAAGTTATTATTCCACAAGTTTTTGCAGACGCACAGGCTGTTCAAGTTTGGGGTGGAGAAGATAATGATCCACCAAGATATGGACAAGTGTTTGTTTCCATCAAAACAACTTCTGGTATTAATCTAACACAAGCTCAGAAAGATACTATTACAACTGCTTTGGACAGATATAATATTGCATCTATTCGCCCAACCATTATTGATCCAGAAACAACGTCAGTTCGTTTAACAACATCATTTAAATATAATGCAAATGCAACAACAAAAACCTCACAAGATTTAGAAACTATTGTAAGGAATACAATTACTGCTTATAATACTTCAGACTTACAAAAGTTTGACGGTGTGTTTAGATATTCAAAACTATCTCGTTTGATTGATGCGAGTGATCCATCTATTCTTTCCAATATTACATCTATTAGAATAGCAAAATCTTTTACACCAACACTCAATGCAACAAACCAATACATCATTAATTTTTCTAACAGACTTTATAATCCACATAGTGGTCATAATTCTATGTTTGGTGGTATTGTATCTTCTACTGGTTTTACAATTACCTCAAATACCAATACTCTTTATTTGGATGATGATGGTACTGGAAACATCCGTTCATACTTCTTAGAGGCTGGTACGAATAGAAGTTATGTTGACTCTGTATTTGGAACAATTGATTATGTTACTGGTACTATAACTCTGCCATCTCTTATTCCTTCTGGTGTTTCTAACTCTGATGGTACAATTACTATCACGGTTCAACCTCGTTCAAACGATATAGTTCCAGTTAGAAATCAACTATTAGCAATTGATTTGACAAATACTGTAATCACTGGTGAAAATGACACAATCGAGTCTGGTGGTTCTTCTGCTGGTACTGGTTACTCAACATCATCTTCATATTAAGGTTTACTAAATGTCTGGACATGACCCAACATTAAAAAATAAAGTATCTCCTCATATTCAGAGTCAACTGCCTGAGTTTGTTCAATCGGATCATCCTTTATTTTCTCTTTTCCTCAAATACTATTATGAGTTTCTTGAGGCTGGAGAACTGGTCGTTTCTGGTTCTAACAGTTATGTTATTGAAGAAACAATCAGTAAAAACTTTATTCTTGATGAGACAGGCGAGAATATTGTTCTTGAAGAATCTGTTGGTAAGTTTGCTGTTGGTGAAACAATTACTGGTTCTATTTCTGGTGCAACTGCTCGTATTCTTGTTGATGACTTTGATAACAACAATCGTTTATTCGTCACATCCCAACAAAGATTTCAAACTGGTGAGACACTAACTGGAGGCACTTCTGGTGCTACATCCACGGTGGTTTCTTATCGTGGAAATCCAGTTCAGAACATTCAACAACTTCTTGCATATGCAGACGTTGATAATACAGTATATGACTTCTTGGATAAGTTTAGAGATTCCTTTATGGAGTCTATTCCAAACACACTTGCAGATGGTCTTGCAAAGAGAAAACTTGTAAAGAACATCAAAGATATGTACGCTGCAAAAGGTACAGCAGATGGACATAAATTATTCTTTAGAATTCT